ATTTCGTAAATATACGATACACTATATCTTCCGTGATGAGGTTTTCTAGATCCATATAATTGCCAATTCACACTACCTTTCATGACTCCTTCGTCAAATACTCCACCCCAAGTATTAATAATAGGCACATCCCATATTTCGGGTATAGACGATATTAATTGTTCGCGTAAATATTTCATTGCTGTTCGATCCATTTTGACATTAATAAGCAAATGGATTCCGTCTTTGGTTATATTTTTTTCTTTTACTCGATTCACATCGGGTTTTTGCATGACATAACACATTATATTATGTTCAGCGTTGAATACATACATTTGATTCAGTTTCGAGCAAATCACATCGATCAAATCATCAATATGCGCTTTATTGTGTTGTCTATCTTCTACCTCGTAATCATAGTGCAAATCCATATCAATTGCCAGTGGGCCTTCTACTAACTGTTTTTCCGTAAGGTATTCATATTGGCCGTTCAATGTAGCTGTCTTGATTTTATTCATAAATTCGCCATACTCGCTGTCAGGAATTACATACGTTCCTCCATGTATCTTAGCATCTTTGCTCCCAATACGAGTATTTGTATGCGTTTCTGCTTTGTCTGACGATGACTGTTTGTCTAGTTTATATTGTGATAAGAGCGTTTGTACGGTGTGGGTTCTTCTTGACTTCATTTTTGCAGTGGTAGAAGATGTGCTCATCTTCAGAGTATAATATACTAATATTTTATTGCCTAGTTTCTAAATCAATTTTCAATAAAATATCCACACCAGTATTTTTGTGGTTTACTATTTACCTTACAGTAAGCGTAATGATATTTGTTAATTGTGTAATTTTTCAATACTTCAGTAATAAAAATATGATTTCTTGCATCAATTTTACAATAATTTTTTTACAATAAACATAAATACAAAATTGAACTGAAATAACATAGAAGAATTATCATTATAGATATATATAATAACAATATACGATGAAATTTTGCGAGAAATGCGATAACATGTACTATATTCGTATAGCGGAATCAGATGAATCCAAACTGAATTATTATTGTAAACATTGTGGACACGAAGATGTCGATATTAATCAAGATGGAATTTGTTTGATGAATACGTCATTCACAAAAGGAGAACAAAATTTTCATCATATCATAAATAAATATACTAAGCTTGACCCAACATTACCTCGTGTACATAATATTCCGTGTCCAAATAAAGAATGCAAAACAAACCAAAAAGACCACAAGACCCCCGCAGAAATTATTTATATGCGTTATGACGATGCGAATATGAAATATAGCTATATATGCACGGAATGTGATACAAAATGGACCAATAATTAAATGACTATACTATAAAATTGAATAAATGTATTTAGAAATATTTTTTTAATATATTCACATAGTAGTATATAATGGACCCCATTGATTACGATAACGAAGAAATTATTGAAGACGAGTTTTCCGATGAGGAAATTGTCGATAAAATACAGCCAGGTAAAACCAAGAAAAAGGGGGCAATCACTATTCGTTCAGTGGAGGATGACGATGATGCATCCGATATCCAAAGCGATGAGGAGTCTGTAAATCAGAACGAAGCCGCATTGAACGAAAGTGATGATGACTTTGAAGATGACGAAGAAATCGATGATGAAGAAATGGAAAACAAAATATTCGCAAAACAAAACGATGATACTGTCGAAGAAGACGACATGGAATTAAATCCTTTTCGTGAAGACGATTTTAGCGATGATGAAGAAGAGAAAGACGAAGATTATTTACAAAAAATCGACGACGACTACAAGGAAAATTTGATATCAAGTTATCATCCAGAATTGCATAATATCAACTATGATGAAGTGGAAGCATTGTCCAAAGTTGTTCGAGATGATGAAGGTAATATCATTGATCCATTGCACAAAACACAGCCATTCATTACCAAATACGAAAAAGCTCGTATTCTGGGTGAAAGAGCAAAACAACTGAATGCCGGTAGCAAACCATTTGTTAAGATTGATGATAATATTATTGATGGATATTTAATTGCATTGAAAGAATTTGAAGAGAAAAAGTTGCCTTTCATTGTCAAACGTCCTATGCCGAATGGCGGATGCGAATATTGGAAGTTACAAGATTTAGAAATTTTGGTATAAGCATTGAACATGGTCGTATAAAAAATACATAATGTATTTTTTATGCAAATAGATTATTTTCCTATAATAACATAATATAATTTTATGCCATCTTGCTCATTTTGCCATGAACCTGGTCATCGTATACAAAATTGCAATAGTTCATTAATAGATATGTTTGAAAATTGCATTCGATATAGTGCAGCGTACGATTATTATTTAGGTCTTGAAAGTACTTATTTACAAATGTATCTTGTTTCGCTTAATACAAATTTATTACGCGCAATTGGATATACGCACAACATTATATTGAAAAAGCCATCATTAGTACAACAAGATAATACACGTATTCCTTACAACATATTTATCAAGCAATTTCTTATTCATTATTTAAATGTACCATGTAGCCGACATATAGAATTAATCAATTCACTTTCTCATGGTAAAATCGCAATTTATTCCCAACATATTCATGAATTTTTCTTGCGAAATCATATTCGTACAAACTGGACACCATCTACTATCGCGACAATGTTGTTGTCTACACGTATTTTTTCTATTGAATTGAAAATCATTAAAGAAAGCGACATATCTTATCAATTAGATGAATGTGTCATTTGTATTGAAAAAATATCCCGAGATAAATATTGTAAATTACTATGCAACCATTCTTTCTGTTCTTCGTGTATTTTTCAATATATAGAAACTTTGTACATGTCAAATAGAGAAGACGCTGCTTGTCCTTTATGTAGAAACACAATTACCGATATTATGATTACACAGGCTAATTATAGAAGCTGTTTGCATTCTATTACCAAAATAAAAAATATATACAAAATGAATACTCATCTTTATGATGATGATGACTCGTTTGAATTAAGAATATCATATTTTCCTATTTTTATTACTGAACATCCTCAATTTATTCAAATGAAATATGCGTTTTGTGTTGTTGTGCGTATGTTTGTTATCTTTACATATTTCGAATGTATGTTTCGAATTATTCTCTACTTCTTTAAGAACGCCAGTTCTTCCCACAATCCAAACATGTTACAAATATAGTGGCTGGCTCATCCGCACTACGCGTCTGTAATTCATAATAAGTACATTTCTTTGACTTGCATTTTCTACATGTAAACATGTCTGTTGACGCTTGAATATTCGTGTTGAATTTGCTTGCCTCACGTTTCACTTTTTTATCAATTAATTCGCTCCAACGTTCTGGGTCCATTTCATAATGGGTTAATACTTCTAGCATTTTACCACTAAGTTCCTTATTTTTGATTTGATCCAAGAAAGTTTTGTTTTTCAGGTTGATGTAAATACTACGAAAGCGATTCATATAGATTTCGACAAACTGCGGGTTGTCCCATTTTTTTATCAATTTGCGTCGGTCGGATTCGTCAATCGCATAATTGAAAATACTCGTTTCTACGTTGCTTGTTATCTTTTCATTTTCCAAAATTATATTTAACTTCTGCTTCAAGTTTTTGCGGAAATTGGAAGGATTGGTAACCGTTTTCATAATTAGAATCAGTGTGAATAATATAACTATAAATGAAATATTTATATCATTCAATTTTTATCTTATTGACTTTGCATATTTAATATTATACGTACTCCTCTTTTTCCAGTTCTTTGGTAGATTCCAAGAGTTCATCAATCTCGTTACTCAATTCCGTAAATACATTGTCGAGTACTGCAATCTTTTCTGTTTTTTTTGTAGTCTTCTTTGCAGTCTTCTTTTTCGGTTTAATAATTTCTTCTTCTGACTCATCAGTTTCTTCATAATCATCATCCGATAATTCATCATCATCGACAATGAATCCGTCTTTTGCGTATCCGGATTTTGTCTTGGGAACATCATCATATTCATCGGATTCTTCTTCACTATCTTCTTCACCCAAACTCTCAAATCCACCGTATAATTTATCATAAATACATGTCCATTCGGCGCTGGTAAGTGATGCGGGTTTATCATTGTGCATATTCATAATCAAACAACTACCGAAAAACAAAGTCTCATCAATCGGCGGTGGAAATTCATACTTGTTTTCTTGGTTTGCACGACCATCCGTTTTTCCATAAATGTTAATTGTATATGATTTTTTATTAATATCATCAACTTTCCAAGTGGTTGCTAATTTGAACCCTTGATCACTTTTAAATCCTGCTTTTTTGTACAATTCATCTTCATTCCAATTTTTCAATACACTCTCTTTTATGGTACCATTCTTTTCTACTATCAACAATCGTATGGAAGACATTATTATGACTATCTCAAGATGTATTTATATTATTTCATAAATGTATTTGTTGTAGGCGTTTGAACTACATTATTTTTTTGTATATAATATTTAGTATTTGTAAAATCGATGACCGGATTCATATTCAAGATATTGTTTTTTCTATTGTTTATTTTTGTTTCACACATATTGATTCAATATATACAAACCAATTTTCGTACTCCCAAACCGAAATTATCACGTTCATTAAATAATGAAAAATATACCAAAATGATGGAACAGATTCAAAGTTCGTCTGACGATAAATTATTTGATAAAGAACATATTGAAAAATTGAATGATGATTTGCAGCGATTTATGGATGAACAAATTAGTCAAACTATTTCATAAAAGTATATAAATAGTTTTTGGAATATTGATTATGTTAGTACTTAACGCTGGACAAACATCTCATTTGCTCAAACGAATCCCACAATTTGAACTTTCCTATGAAACCATTTCACATAAGAAAGTTTCATCTGTATATGATGTATGTATAGCAGTACCTACTGGTAAAAAAGTGTTGATATGGTTTACGTTTCATCAAAAAACATATGCTTGTTATATTATGGAGTTAAATCGCGACAAAAAAATTGTAAAAGTCACTCATAGTGATATCAAATCAAATATTCAGTTATCCATAGGTACTATAATGTACGCAACTTGTGTAACTGATGAAAATTCAGGTAAAGAGAAGTTTATTGTGGATGATATTCTTCATTATCGAGGTGTTAATATGAAAAAGATGACGACAATTGACAAATTAAGTGCATGGAACGAATGCTTTTCTCATTTTGAAAAGAATACGCCGATTTATTCACCTTATGTATGGAGTGTTTCATTGCATGATGTCGAAGAATATCCAAATACTTTGGACGATAAAGTAACCTCATATATACATTATCCTATTCATCACATTCAATATAGGTCGTCGAATGAAGTCATGCCTTACATCAATGTCTATATATCAAAGAAATTAAATATGGTCAATTTACCAAATATGCCGAAACAAGCCCCCATATCCACTCCTGATTTTGAAATTAAACCATACAAAATGATATTGAACAAGCCTCAATATAAAATGACGACTGTGTTTGAGATACGCGCGGATTTGCAATATGACATCTACCATTTGTTTGCTTATGGCCGAGATAATTCTACCGTGTATTATAATTTATCTTATGTTCCAAATTATAAAACGAGCGTCATGTTAAACTCCATTTTCCGAAACATCCGAGAAAACAGAAACCTAGATTATATTGAAGAAAGTGACGACGAAGATGATTTCGAAAATATTCAACATGATAAGTATGTGGATCTAAAAAAGAAAATACGTATGGAATGTGTTTACAACCGTAAATTTCGCAAATGGACACCTATAAAAATTGCGCATAAATATGCCAAAGTTGTACATATCAACAAATTGTAGCACCAGAATAGAAAAACCATGCTAAACTTAGACACAATAAGATTCCAAAATAGAAAACTTTGTAATGGTCATCTTCCCGTAATACATGTTTGACAAATAATTCAGAAAATCCTAATCCAGAAATATACAAAAGTACATAACTTAATACATCTACTACGTCTCTTGGAAACATTTTATAATATATTGAGTGAAAAATATATTATATGTTACATATTTTTGTTGATCATTACTTCTTTGATGACACTACGAATAATTTTATCGCGAAATTGTTTTGATTCATGTTCTCCAAAACCACCCAGAATCGCATCCGACAGTTTCATGAATTCTTGATTATCTGGAGTGTCCATTTCTGTATAATTAGGGTGTTCTTGTGTCCATAAACGCATTGTTTTGCAATTTTTATTTGCCACCCTGTTTACAAGAAAATTCATTGTTTCTTTTGAGTTGTTTTCTTTTAACCATTCATCATTTTCACGTATATACAATGTTTCACGTTTGGCATCTGTACAATGAAGAGGTCGTTTATATATGTCTAATTCTTGCAATTTATTCACCAAAATACGTGAAATGCCGCCTACATAACCTAATCTGCCTGTTTCGGTTAAATCTTCCATATCTAACTTCATAGTTTCCAAAAATTCAGACATATTAATCGCATCCTTGCATTGTTCATTCAAAAATACTTGTAAATTGAATTTTTGATTATTATTAATAGTATTGTTCGTAGTGGTTGGTTTTTGAGCTAATTCCATGATCTGTTTGTTTTGTTCTACAATCAATTCTTTGAATTCTTGGTTTTGCTTAATTAACTCCATCATGGTATCAACATTCTCACGAGAAGGAACGGTCAGTACATTATTATCGAGTGGATTTTCATCAACGATAATTCCATCGACAAAATTACACACTTTTTTGTGACGATAATATCCACTGTCGTACTTATACATCTTACCGCAAATGCAGTGAAATCCAACATTTTGCAATTTGGGGATTTTTGGGGATTTTTTACTATCATTTACTATCTTTTTATGTTTTGCAGTGGACAAATGTTTTGTATAATCTTTTTTGTTACCAGTTTGGTAGTCACAATTTTCACAAAAATACTTGGGGATTTTTTGGGGATTTTTTACTACCATTTTACTATCTTATAATGATAGTAAAAAATCCCCTAAATCGATTTTCTACAAAATAATAAAAAAAAATTATGCAGCCAAATTGAAAATCCAAAAATCGAATTCGCTGCATTATGCTGTGAACCGAAAATTTGCATTTTTGAATTCAAACTTTGTTTTGGAAAAATGAAAATTGGACATTTTTAAAAATGTCCAAAAGTAAAAAATCCTCAACAAAGTTTGAATCAGAAAATGCACACTTTTTCGACATGACACTGATAACACCATAAATACTGATTTTTAATAATTATTAAATTATATAAACTGCATATATGTATATAATTTAATTGAACGGACTAAAAATATTCATTCCTTTTACACTCTTTTCACGTTTCCATACTTGGTAAAATTGGTCTCGACAATGGGGAAATAAACCGTTGTGTGTGGTCAATGGTTCGTGATACGCTACTATAAATTTATTTTTCTTTAACGTTTTGTCAACGTAATTTTTATGTTCTGGGTTGTAATAATCATTTTCCATAATAATCATGTTCACATTGTTCAATATTTCTGGCATATCCATTAAAATATAATAAAATGCTCCTTCACAATCCACAATTAACGTATCGAAATTTACTCGATATTTTTGATTAATATCCTTCAATGTAACAGTTTCCACTCGTTTGAATCCATCCACATCTACGTCACTTTCGACTGTATTCCAACCTTTTTGAATAAGGCGTCTTTTGGACAATGCTGCACTAACAATATGAAATTTGAATCCATTTGCCTTCATATTTTCTTCCAACATTTTGGCTGACTCAGGGTCGCATTCGAGTGTTACAAATTTGTGATTGTTCTTCTGTTTCAATATATAGGCAATCACCATCGAATTTCGTCCAACATTGCTGCCTAGTTCTAATACACGTTCATGTCCGGTTAAAAAACGGACGGCAATGCGTTGCTCCGGTAATTCATCTTGCATACTTCCATATTTCAATGTAACATTTTTGTGAATAATTTCCAGTTTTTTGTCACTGTCACCATATATATATTGTATGTGGTCGGGTATATCTTCGTTTTCATATATTTTGTTGTGAATTGTATCAATATATACTATTTTGGTATGATCGTGTGTTGTTACTTTTCCATTATCATCCACAACAATTATTTCTTTGAGTTTACCATATGCCGGATCACTGAATAATAAAAATCGTGAACGTTCTGTGTTAGGAATACAGATGATATTATCTGTCATAAGGTCTTGATAACATTTGGCTGTTACATCAACATGTTCGTTGTTCAGTCCATACAAAACTTTCATGTGAATATAAAAAATACAAATAATTTGTATTTATGTTTTTTTCTTGTTATTTTGTTTCTGGTTGTTTTATTTACATTGGAAAGTCCACACATCCACAATCATCATAGTTCTCCTGTATTTTCAAATCATATTCATAATCACTTTTGATATACATATCATGCATCGATTTACATTTTATCATGTGCGTAGTATGAATGGACATCAAATAATATTGATTTACCAATGAAGATGGGTTGCCATTTGTATCATCAAACAACGCAGGAATAATGGATTCGGTATATACCTTGTCTTCCAATTCGGATTCATGTGGGAAATAAGTTTCAGTAAATCCGATGATTGTTTTTGGGCCAGTGAAATAACGAAGCAACTCTTTGTTAGGAAAATAACCGCTCAAAATCAATCCATCTGCAGAACATATATCGTTGCGAAGTTCCGGATTCATATTGTAAAGGAAGTTAGTAGATATATAATATTTTAAAGTTTGATGTGTATATTTGTTTTTGAATATGAATACATGTGGATTAATATATGGGAATTTATTTTCCCAATTATGTTGTTGTTCACCTTTCAATAATGCATATACATATTCATCGTCGATCGGGTAGTCATCCATTAAATCGTATCCAAAATAATAGCATTTTTTTGTAAGTTCAGTTATAAAATTATGTTTGTAATCGGTCTCTCTATATGGTAATTTGTCGTTTTCTCCTCGTGGTTGCAAATCTACATAAATAAATTCGTTTACATTCTTAAATTCTGCATGAAGAGTGGGTTCAATGTGAAACCATGGACCCATATACAATAATTTTTTCAGACCCAATTTGGCAAATTCTTTGGAATGTGCCGGGTGGGTCATATTTGGCCATTTGTAAGAATTATTGTCTGGATTCATGGTGTTATTTTTTCAACTACATACATAAAAAATGCAATACATTTTTTCAATTTTACAGTGAATTATAACTATACACAGAATTTTACGCGTTTTGCCTTGATTGCTTTCTGACCACTTGTCCTGTGGAAAGTTTGAAAATCATCGAAACTTCGTTTAACCATATTTCCTTCATGATTTACGTAAATAATACTCTTTATATTGAATTCTTTCATTTTCAGAAAACAATCTATACACGGTGTTGAGCACATCATTTCGCCTGTGCTAGATACACGAACAATGTACATATTTATCTTCTTGGTTATATTTTGCTTCAAACATTTACGCAAAACATCTATTTCTGCATGACATGAACAGGACTGTCCGATCATGCCATCCTTGGAATATGTTCGATAATGATTACATCCTCGAGCGACTATTTTACCTGAAGCAACTGCTATACATCCTAATTGAAAACTAATCGGCGATTTACCTGCCTCTTCCATAGCGAGGGACATATATCGTTCATCACTATTGGAATAAGATTCATTCATATTGTATTGGTTTCTCTACAGACATGTATATGTTTTTGAATAATCATTCAATTTTCTTCATGGAGTATGTCTTCAATGGTTTTGTATCCATCAATGTCTAATTCTCGGTTGATTTTGTCTTCCAATGCTTCCAATTTATCTATTAATTTTTGTAAATGAGGGATGATTACTTGTTGGTATACAGGTGAATTTACAAGAGGATTATTATTTATATTGCTTATTATTGCTCGCAAATTCCACAATTCAAATTGTATTACACAGTCTTTTTCGTCTTCTAAATTAGGAATATATTCCCATGATTTCGCAGGAAGTTTAGTCATAGTTTTCGTTGAATTACTGTGTTATATTATCGGTTACGTTTAGTATTCAATTTTGCATGGATAAGTATATAAATATTTGTTTCAAATACATGTAATGAATACAAACTTACTTTTACTAATTTTATTTATATTTTCAGATTGTACTGGTATTTGGAATTTATGGGGTGAAAATGTTTATAGACGTATACTACACCACTTACAATCTAACTATGATTATAATAAAAAACCTCTTGTTCATGTATTCAAAAATGGTTTGACTCTTAGTGATGTTAAATATTTGAATAATATCATATATACAAAGGTTGGTGGAATCACGTCGAAATCACCTCTATTATCTAGACTATTTGGAGGACATTATTCACAAAAAAATACGTTGTATTATAATGATTTCAATAGTAGTACTCAAAATCGTTTAGATTATATTGGTAACAAAAACTTACATCTTTATGAAAAAATATCCAAATTTCCTTTATCGTTAGGAAATAGTTCTTTTCGTGGATCTATTTTAATGTATGCTGGTAAAAATTCGGGATTCAGTTATCATTATGACACAGAAGAAAAAAATTGTTTTCGTACGGTCTATCTTATAAATAAAACAGGTAATATTCCACCGTTTTCATATTATAATGAACAAAATGAATTAGTGCGTATACATATGAACATTGGTGATGGTATATTTTTTCGTGGCACAACAACCTATCACGGAATAGAAAAATTAAATAATGACAATTCTTTGCGATATGTTAGTGGTTGGCAATATTGTGGAGATGATATTATTAAAGAAAAAAGCATTTGTAGTGAATTAAGGGGGGCATCTGTATCAGAAATATTCTATACATTTTTTCCATTAATAGTATTTACTAATATTGCAATACAAACATTAAATAATATATGTTATATTCAATATGGTAAACACTTATACATAGACACATTCATTATATCTTTAGTCAATACTTATGTGTATCCTTTTTTCATTACATATATAGGTTCTGGTAGAACAAGTACTATTTCACAGTTAATAACGTTCTATTTTGTATGTCTTTTGGTAAATATAAGTAACTATCGTGATGGAATGTTACTGTTCAATTATATATTATTAACCGAAATGTTGTTTACATAAATATCTACATCCAATATATAATATGTCTGGAACCGGAGGAGGATTTTTTGAATTCACTCAAGGAAATGTGTTACCCAATATTACCACCACTGCAACTTCAGGTGGACAAGAACTAATTGCATTGAAACAAACTGGAGGAAA